GCCACCGGCACCATCCCGCCGCTGGCCGTCTCGGGCGACTCGGCCGTCACCGTCGACCTGGCAGGCACGGCCACCGGCGCGGTGGCTGTGGCAGGCGCCAGCAGCGGCACCGTCAACACCACCGGCACGGCGGCAGCCGCCAACCCGGTGGCGGGTGCAAGCAGCGCCACGCTGGCCTTCACCGGCAGCGCGGCGGGCACGGTGGCGGTGGCGGGTGCGTCGGCGGTCACCATCAGCACCAGCGGCAGCGCCACTGGCGAGGTGCAGAACTTTGCCGCGGTGTCCGATGGCACGTTCACCCTGGCCGGCACAGCCACCGGCAGCATGGAGGTGGCAGGCGCATCGGCGCAGCAGATCGAGCTGGCGGGCGCGGCGGCGTTCACCATCCGCAACATCTTGGGCGCATCGGCAGGGCGGGTGCAGACGTCTGCATCGCGCACCGAAGCGCTCAACAGCGCAGACAGGCAGAACACCTACAACCCCGCGCGCATCGCAGCCGGCAACGGCAAACGCGGCAGCAACGTACAGACCGGCAAACGGTAACCCGACAGCACACGCAAAGGCACACACACCATGGGCTTGAAACTCATCACCGCGCCCACGCCGCCCGTGATCCCGCTGGCCGAGCTCAAGACGCACCTCAAGCTCACCGGCATGACGTTGACGACGGACGAAAACACCGAGATCACCAACATGCTCGAAGCCGCGCGCATGCAGGCCCAGCACTACACGCAGGCCAGCATCGGCGCGCAAGTGTGGGAGCTCGCTTTGGACGCCTTCCCCGCCAGCGGCGGCGCCATCCGCCTGCCCATGGGCGCCGCCAGCATCACCTCGGTCAAGTACATCGACACCGACGGCACCGAGCAAACCTACAACAGCACCTACTACACGCTGGACGACTACTCCATGCCGCACTGGGTGCTGCTCGACAGCGCGCAGAGCGACTGGCCCGCCACAGACGACGTGGCCAACGCCGTCAAGGTGCGCTACGCATCCGGCAGCGCCACGCTCGACGCCGCGGTGCGCAACGCCCTGCTGATCGGTGTCACGCACCTGTGGGCCCACCGTGGCGACGCGGGCGACGCCACCATGCCGCCCGCCTTCCACGCGCTGCTGGACACCGCCCGCAACTACGGCTGAAGAAAAGACTGCACCACCATGCCAGCAACCCAAGAGCTCGGGCAGATGACCGAGAAGGTCACCTTCCAGAGCCGCAGCAACAGCGTCGACGCCGTGGGCCAGTCCACCATCACCTGGGTGGACATTGCCACCGTGTGGGCCGGCCTGGTCAACCGCCCGCGGGCGCGCGAGTTCGACGCCGCAGGCGGCATCCAGACCGAGCAAACCGTCACCTTCCGCGTGCTGTACCGCAACGATGTGGACAGCACCTGCCGCCTGGTGTGGGAAGGCCGCAACCACGACATCATCGCGGCGGACCCCGTCAAGCGCGACGGCTGGCTCTACGTCACCTGTTTGCAGGGGGTCAAAGATGGCCGCTAACCTGGAAGGCGTGCGCATCGAGGGCCTAGACGCCCTCAACGCCAAGCTGCGCGAGATCCCGCGCGTGCTGCGCAACCGCGTGCTGCGCAACGCACTGGCCGCCGGTGCCCGCGAAGTGCGCGACACCGCCCGGCGCAACGCGCCCCTGCTCAGCGGCGCCACCAAAGCACCGTACCGCCAGCGCGGCACCGTGCAAAAAGCCATCACCGTGCGCACCAGCAAACAGGCCCGGCGCGCGGGGGACGTGGGCGTCTTCGTCAACGTGCGGCCCGCCAAGGCAGGCCAGCGCGGCGCCAAGAGCCCGACCGACCCGTTCTACTGGCGCTGGCTTGAATTTGGCTGGAACCCCGGCGGCCGTGGCGCAGCCGGCAAGCGCACCCGGCGCGCACTCAACAAAAGCGGCGCACCCAAGGCCCAGCCCGGGCGCGGCTTTTTGAAGGCCGGCGCGGGCCGCCTGGGCGAGTCGCTGCGCATCTTCGAGCAAAAAATGGGCGTGTGGTTTGCCAAGACCAACGCCTCCGGGAGCGTGCAGCCATGAGCGCCAAGACAGAACTGCGCGCCCTGCTGGTGGCCACCAGCGCCGTCACCGCCCTGGTGGGCAGCGGCAGCGCAGCGCGCATCAGTGCAGACCGCATCGAGCAGGGCGCTGCGCGCCCGTTCATCGTGTTCACGCAAAGCGCCACAGACGTGCAGACCGGCCTGGACGGCACCGTGCTCACCACCAAGGCCGTGCTCGAGCTGCAGTGCTGGGCAGACACCCGTGTGGGCGCAGACGCACTGGCAGACGCCGTGCAAGCCGCCCTGGTGGGCGACTACAGAACCATCACCCAGCGCGCCGACGGCTACGACGCCGAGCTGGACCTTGAGGCAACGATTTTCACCGTGGACTGGTGGCTGTAACTCAGCAGCCGCCGGCAACCAAGTTTCTCAACGCGGCCCTTTGGGGCCTTTTTTTGTCAATCTGAAAGGTAAATCATGAGCGTACCCAAAGGCAGGAACTGCCGCGTTGAAATCGCGGCCACATTCAGCGCAGCCAAAACCGTCACCGCCGTCACCAAGGCCAGCCCGGGCGTGGCCACCAGCACCAGCCACGGCCTGGCCGAAGGCGCCATCGGCTACTGGACCATCAGCGCCGGCATGACCGAGCTCGACGGCATGGCCGGCAGCGTGGACACCACTGCCACCAACAACTTCAATGTGGAGGGGGTGGACACCACCAACTTCACCACCTGGAGCGCGGGCACCTTCACCCCGGCCGCCACGTGGATCACGCTGTCCACCAGCACCTCGTACAGCATTGCCGGCGGCGATGCAGACGAGATCGACAAGTCCACCCTGCTGGACAACACCCACCAGCTCGACTACGGCCTGTTGGGCGCCGAGACTGTGAGCTTCGACGCGCTGAGCGACAGCCAGCTCGCCGCCGCACTGCAGATCGAGGCGGCAGCCCGCGCCAACACGGCCATCGTGTTCCGCATCACCCTGAGCAACGGCGAGCGCCGCGTCTTCCGCGGCCTGCCCACGCTGCCCAGCGAGAGCCAGAACATCAGCCAGGCTGCCACCGGCAGCTTCAAGGTGGCTGTGGTTGGCCGCGTGCTGCGTCTGCCGGCTGCCTGATGAGCCCGCAAGAAGCCATTGCCGCCCACCGCGCCGCCCGGCAGAGCTGGGTGGAGCTGGTGGCGGCCAAAGACGGCCAGCCGGCCAAACGCGTGCAGATCATCCGCCCGCGCGAGGCCGAGCTGCAAGACTTCACGCCCAAGCCCGGCCAAAGCGACACCGACCGCATGTTGGCATGCGCGGTGAAGTACGTCACCGGCTGGGACGGCATCACCCTGGCCGATCTGCTGGGCGCCGCAGTGGCACCGGCAGACCCGGCGCCGTTCGACGCGCGGCTGTGGGCCGAGGTGCTGCCAGACCGCATGGACTGGCTCAACACCGTGGCCAGCGGCCTGATGGAAGTGATCGCCACCCACCAGCGCCAGCGCGCCGAAGCCGCAAAAAACTGACAGCCCTGCTGGACTGGGCCGCCGGCCAGCAGTTTGAGGGCGAGGTACAGCCAGGCGGCACGGCGGCAGACAGCCTGGCCATGCAAGCGTTCAACCTGCTTGCCAACGGCCACGGCGGCATCGACTGGGCGGGCTACGAGCGCGTGCGCGAGCACCTGGGCATTGAAGACGACGCAGACCTGATCGACCGCCTGGCGGTCATCAAGAACCACAACCCCAACAGGCAGCAAGAACATGGCACTGGCAACGCTCAGCATTGACCTGGTCGCCAAGGTCGCGGCGTTTGAAAAAGACTTCGGCCAGCTCGCGCGTACCACCGAGAAGCAGGCGCAAGAGATGAGCGCGGCCATCGGCGGCATTGCCACGGCCATCAAAGGGCTGGCGGCGGGCGCGTCTGTGGGTGCGCTCACCGGCTTTGTGCGCGAGACCATCGACGCGCTGGACCGCCTGAACGACCTGGCGCAGCAAACCGGCATCACCGCCGACGTGCTGGGCGGGCTGGGCTTTGCGGCCAGCCAGTCCGGCGGCAACCTCGACAGCGTGGTCGCCGCTGCCGGCAAGCTCAACAAGACGCTGGCCGAGGCCGCTGCCGGCAAAGACGACGCAGTCGAGTTCTTCAAGGTGCTCGGCTTGTCTGCGGTGGACGCCTCGGGCAAGACCAAGACGGTCGAAGTGGCCATGGCCGAGATCGCCGACAAGTTCGCCGGCTTTGCCGACGGGCCCGAGAAGGCGGCGCTGGCCCTGCGCGGCTTCGGCAAGGCCGGGGCAGAGCAGATCCCGCTGCTCAACGAAGGCGGCGCCAAGCTGCTGGAAAACGTGGAGTACTACAAGCGCTACAGCGGCGTCACCGTCGAGGTGACCAAGCG